AAACGAAAAAAGGGCCATCCCGAAGGATGACCCCATGGTCACTGCTTAGATGCAGTACTACTGTTTACACAGCAGCTACAACAACGCCTGCGTGCTCTGCACGGTTAGGAGTTACACCGAAGGCCAAGTAGCTATCAATAACTTTATGTTCAACTGAGTTCGTTAGACTCAGCCGGTTCTCTTATGAACTCCTGCATATCGCTATGCAGAACAGACTATATCAAGATCTGCGAGAGATCCCTACCGTTTCGACCCACTTGGGCCTACTCCCTTTCGGGATAGTCGTTGGACGTTTATGGTACAAAGCTGTTGTACTTCTTGAGATTGTCTTCAAGAGTAATGATCTGAAGGTTGGCAGGGCAGTGTAGCCCCGTCACGCGGTCGCCTGTCAACGGCACCACGTGATCTACAGAGAACTGGATTCCAGTCTGTTCAGTAAGTTTCTTCGCGGCTATATAGAATACATCTATATCTTTCCGCGACGCCCAAGCAACCCGTCTTAGCTTACGGTTGCGGGTTCTGGCCCATTGACTTACTTTATCTCTGTTGTCCTTTTTATACTGGGCAACGTACTCTTTACGAGTATCCTCATTGTCCCTGTAGTTTGTTCTCATCAGATCGTTCATACGTGCTTTGTTTTCTAGATGCCATAATCTTTTGTACTCAGCCCTGCATTCTGGGTGGTACTTAGCATCACTACGCTTTGCGTCACGTATATCGTGATCGCATACTTTACAAGTAGGCATAGGAATTCCCAATTTAGTAACGGATTGTCTCGTAGAGAGTTCCCCGTTTTAGGTAGGTTTTGGTACTGGATCGCTCCAGTAAAAGGCTTGTTGCTGCGTCTTACGCAGCAGTCAACCATTGCAGCTCTGAGTCCATGTAGTAAACCTTAGAGGTCAACGGGATGGTCTCGCCAGCAAGCAGTGCCTTAGGAAGCATAACAAGTACCTTGGTACGGCCTTGCTCAGCAGTGGTGTCGTAAGCATTACCGTTACCTGTGTTGGACAGGAAGTGGCCACTTACAGCAGCTTTCGGGATACGGTTAGTCTTGACCAGTGGAAGGCCACAGGACTTAAGTACCATGCCTTCAGCATAGTCGCCGTTACCCATGCTGTATTGCGAGTTGATCAGTCGATCGTTACGCAGCAGAGTGTAGTACTCAGCAGGACCTACAAGAATAACGCCACCGTCGAGGTCAACATCGTTCTCTTCGATACCTTGGCATACATCTTCGATTGCTTTCTGCAGCAGGTCAGGATCAGTCTCATCGCCTACAGCGTCGAGTGTAACCTTAGTGCCACCGTACCAGCCATCAGGCAGACCAGTTTCGCCAGCTTGGACAGATTGGTTGTCAACAGCAGCTACGATGAACGCGGATTTGATTGCTTGGATAATGAAGGCTTCATCGAAGAACTTACCCAGTGTCTTACCGTGCTCTTGGCCCAGCTCAGAGCGGACATTGTAGTGAGCTTGGAAATCGTCAAGCAGTGCTACGTTGTTACGAGCCAATACAATAGTATCACATTTTATTCGTTCACTGTCGTTAGGAGTGAACCGCAGGGGTGTATTAATTCGCCTGCTGCTACATATTCCTATGTAGATTAGACCATATCTTCTACCACAAGTGGTAGCTGTGCGCTTCGGCTCACTTGAGCCTACGTCCCTATGGACTGGTCGTTGCACGTTCAAGCCTCGTAGGAGGCGAGCTTCGCTCAGGATTACCCGGTCTGGGCTTCCCCTGAATTCACACAGATTAACTCACTGCATTACTGCAATGAACGGCTGATGTACTTAGTGTAGTACGTTAACCTTGACTTTCACGTTGTCAAACTGTGCAACAGAAGCATCAGGACGAACGCCCGGGACAACTTTCTGGAGAGTAGCTTCACCAACGCGGTCGTTAGTAACGGTATCAGTACCACGGATGGGCTTGATAGAAACGTATGAACGCATGAAGGACTTCTTAGCGAAGGTGCCTTCAACCATTCCACCGTATTGTTCAATGTGCAAAGGTTGTACAGTTGTTGCTGAGCCTACTGCGGCAAGTTCAAGACCTGAGCGGGACAGGCCCGTTGAATCAGTTGGATAACCCATAAATTTAACTCCTAATTTATTATCTTCTTAGTTCCACAAATAAATTACAATCCACGCTGCATGGCTACTTGCCGACGCTGGTGCAGTAATTGTGCCTCTGGACTATTTTCGCCACTGGTACGGACGACTTTATTTAACTCTTCGGCATATTGACGACGAGAAATTGGCTCAACACTTGACGGCTGAGCAGTTGCATCACCTTCCATTAGATTAGCGGGCTTGGTGAAACCGGGTGACTGCTGGTACATATTGGATAGCTCCCTTGCTGCGAGTTCAGATTGAATGCCGCCAGCGGCGAGCATTGTATTGTACTGGTCCCATCCTTCCTTGGTTAGACCTGACTTGCCTGAGGCAATCCATTTACAGGCACCGTCCCACAGCTCTTTGCTACCAGCAGCCTTGTGTACAACTTCAGCAGTTGCTACTGCCTCAGCTTCGATCTTAGCATTCTCAGCCTTGACGCCAGCAAGGATACCCTGCGTAGCTGCGCGGCCTAGAACAGATTCAATGTATACAAGGTCAATGTCTTCTTCTTTGCCAGACTCAGAGAATACTCCGAATGCTTTATCAAAGTCTACGCCGCCCTCGTGGAAAGCGGATAGCACCTCGTCCATGTACTCGTTACCAGTAGACTCATACGGGAGATCTTCAGAAGCCTCTGCCTCTGCTTTCTCCTCCGGCTTGGCCTCTTCTTTTACTTCAGGTAACGTAGGCTTATCAGTGGTAGCGGGTGCAGCTTCTACTGCAGCGGGTGCCTCAGCGACCGGCTCTGTGACCGGCTCAACTGGTGCCTCTGCCGGAGCAGCTACGGGTGCTACTGGCATCTCATTAGTGTTCGCTGGTTGAACGCCTGCTAAGCTCATTTATTCTCCTTGGTTCTTTGCTACTTGCGGTGCTGTCTTAACTGCGACCTCTTCCGCAACGGCTTGCTGTTGTTGTGCCTGCTCTGCTTGAGCCATCTGCTGTAGCTCCTCAGGCGTCTTAAAGGCCATACCCTGATCAAGGCTGTTGTTAGCGGCAAGGTGCTTCAAGATGCGGCTCTCGCTTAGGTGCCTGCGGATCTCTGGTGACAGAGCATCCAGTGTAGCTGCATCGTTAACGAACATTCTCCACGACTCAAGATCACCTGAGCGAGACAGTGCATCTAGGCCAGTAATGATGATAGGCTCAATCTCTTCGCCTTCGATCTCTAGTCCTATACGCAGCATCAGCCGGTTAGCAATTGGCAACTGTAGAGTCTGTGCAAGGCGAGTGTATACACCACCAAGCGCTGTCTCTAGGTCGCGGGCAATCAGTCTGATCTCTTCTGCTGTGACCCTCTCAGCGTCCCGGATCTGGTTGGTGTCCATCAGGAATGCCCGAGATAGTCTGATCTCTTTCTTGTCTAGGTACGCCTGCAGCCCTTGGATATCCCGTAGCTTGTCAAAGGTTACTAGGGCGATGTCTTCCTCGCGACCTGAGCACCATTGCCCGTTGGGAGTAGCGTTAAGTTCATTAACGTCAGTGAGTCCAGCGGGATGCACTAGGCCCTTAACCTGAGAGATCAGGCCCATAAGCTCATTGATAGTGCGCTCAGTGTTAGACATAGCATGGAAGTCGCCAGCGTAATCTTCTACGAGGCCACGGCCATAGTCTTCGCCACGGATCAGCTTCCATGTTACTGAGATGAACGGTAGGTTTTTTATTGTGTATACGCCCTCGTCGCCCTTGTCTGTAATCTGTAGCTCGTCAACGTGCTGAGTCAGTATATACTTCTTACGGTCAGCATCCCACATTACGTAGGTGTATAGCTTAACATCGTCGGTGTCTTTAACTATCGGCTTAGCTGCCTTTAGTGCTGCTTTAACTTTGTCTGGCAGGAACTCAACTTTCTTGTTGTCGCAGGTGATCATCTTAACAACGTCACCTGACAGGTTGCGCTTGATAACATAGTTACGTAGCGAGTACACCTGCAGACGCTGGTCTTCCTCAGGAGGAACAAACAATAGTGAGTCGCCTACTACGATCAATTGCTTCAGCATCTCAGTCAAGGGATCTCGTGCCCCCATACGAGAAAGTTCCTTAACGGATTCCTTCTCAGCATTCTGGAGTGCTGTGTCTATCTCAGCAGCAGGAACACCAGCGGCTTCAATCTGCTCCCTGATCTTAGCACTGGCGTCCAGCCTAAAGAACGGGCGGGATGCACTGAACAGGCCCATCATCAGCTTGTTGCTTAGATGGTTAACTGCTTGGGCACCGAAGGATTGGAAGTCCTGTTGGATCTCGTCAGACTCAGTAGAGCCTTCCAAGGGGAATAGGGAAGGAACAGTCCAGCCTGCGTACCGCTCAATGCGGGTCTCGACTACACTGCGCTTCCCGCTTAATTCACTGTACATACTTTGAACTGATTCAATCATGATGGCCCCTTAGCGTAGTCCGCCAAGAGGAACACGCAGTTTGCGAGAACCTTTAGCTGAACCTGATTGGCGTCTTGCTCCCTCGGTAGCACCTAAGTCTACACTAGCTGCCTTGCTCTGTACCACGCCGGGAGTTGCCCCGGCTGGATCAGGCATTTCGATGTCGGGCATTTCAGGCATCTCTGGCATTGCCTTCTTAGCGACCTTAGCCGCACCCTCAAACTGGTCGGTTACGCCTAAGCTAAGAACTGAGGCAATGTCACCCAGATCGCCCTTCACGGCACCCTTTACTCTCCGGCCTGCTGAACTTAATCCTTCCTTAAACATTTCTACTGCTCTGCTCATAAGTCACCTCAGGGTTAGCGTACCCAATTTGATAGGGAGAACTGGTGTGTTACCCAGCCTCGCTCTGTATGTGTCGGCCATTGCCGCTCTGCTACCTGCATACCTAAGAACCTTTTCCAGCGAGTATCTCTCTCGTTAGGATCAAAGCCTGTGTATAATGCGTCAGTACCAGCGAATGAAAATGCCTCTGCACAGAACAGAACGACAAGTGTATAGAATTCCTTAGGAGATCCGGGGATGCAGTCTATAAGTAAACCCACCTCACCCTTACGAGTACACATACCAACAGCAAACGGATGACTAGAATCCTCATCGTAAAAACTTCTGAGGTAGCACTGGTCTGATTCATATCCGTCGATTAGTTCCTGCTCTGTATCAGGGGATACTTCCCCGGCATCTCCGTATCTATAATCTTGTAAGTGCATCTGTGCCTCTCCCTACTTAATTATACTAGTCTTAAATCCCTCTGCCTTAAGCCTTGCTTCAATAGTATCAATAACATTTAACTGACCAGCATTAAATGCAAGCTCTTCTACAGTAGTATTCTTACTCCATCTCTCTTTAGGAAAGATCTTTTTTAGTCCTTCTAAATGTTCTTTGGAATACACTCTGTATACTGGCACTTCCTTCCGTGGCTCTGTTTGTGTCTCTCCTTCACTATCGCGTATATACTGGTTAATAATAGCAAGTTTTTCTTGGTCTGTGAGCTGAGAAGTTGCAGGCTTATCGCCTTCTGAGTTATCTGAGTCACGCACTAATCCGATAAGGCTTGCGAGGATTGAGTACAGGAAGTTAAGTACAATGGTTTTCATAGTGTGCTCCTACAGTGAGGTCTAAAGATTAGGGTGAGCGAGTCACCCGAAAAAGTATTCTGACTCAAGCACTTCGTTGATGTCCATATCGCCAAGCGAGGGCGGCTCAGGCAGCTCAGTTTTAAGCTGCTCTTGTATCTCTCGTCTGAACTTATCAAGTAGGTCAACGTCCCTGTACATGCGGACAAACGCTACCCGAATAGCCCTATGTAGCTCAGGGATATCGCAGGCATGAGTACCAAAGTCATCGTGTACCATCATGTAGCTGTCAATGCCCTTTGACTCAAGCACTGTCTTAACTAGGTGACTAGCATCAAGGCTGTGGATTACGTTAGGCGATGAGCCATTCTTCATTGCCCCTACGTCGATCTTGTCCGTGTACTCTCGTATCGTGTACTGGATACGGCTACCAGCTAAGGCGCTGTCTACGCGGTTAACCTTAGAGCGAACATCCTCTTGGTGTACTACGAATCCAGTAGGTGTCCTCCACACTAAGGGCTTACCCTCTTTGGCTGCAATGACTGCAACAGCTTGGAACCAGTCCATGCCCTCCCTTGCGGCCTTCACTACCTTACCGATGGAATCCCATACGGTATCGTTCAGTACATGCTTAGCCCCGTTGAACTCAGTGAACGTAGGGTACTGGTGCATGTGCTTAGTGCGCAGCCACTGGGCTATGTAGCCGCCTGCACTGTGCTTAGTAAGCCCATAGGGCAGGGTCATTACTGGTCGCTTTGTAGTGCTTCTGTCGATGCCGAGTCTAAGTAGCTTTTCACCAACAGGAGCACTATCGCTGCTGAGGCTATTAAGTCCTGCCACTGTAACTCTGGCGACTTCTCCGTAGATATCTCTTGGAGAGTCAGATGGAAGAACGTTTGTAGCCAAGCCTCCAACTCTGTCTCTGAGAAGTGCGGAGAAGTGCTGCAGACCGTTGCAGCTTCCGTCAAGGCCAACAGGGATATGGGAGATGAAATCGTTACCCTGCTCGTTGTAACCTTGATACTCAAAGCAGAAGGCCATGAACTGCAGGGGCTTGTCCGCCTCCCCGACGAACTTGGCAGATTCAATGGAGCAAGGGTCACTCGCAGCCCTAAGGATTCTATCGTGTAGCTCCTGTTCAACGTATCGTACTCGTTCATTGTACTGCACTTTATCGTACCCGAAGAGACCAGCTCCTCTAACCTTAAACCAGAAAGCTCCCTCTTCACCAAGAGGCTTGCCAGTTGCGAACTTAAGAAGTCCTTTAGAATAGTCTGCGCCCTGTGGGGACAGTCCTGAAGTGACTGGATAAAATCTGCCTCTGAAGTCGCAGGTGTATACGAAGTAGAATCTATCATACTGTCTGTACTCCTCAACCATTGAATAGATGCGCCACATTCCTAACGCAGAGCCGAAG